CTATCAGTCCAATTCCTAAACGTCATTGTACCTTTTAAATTAGCTTCAGCTTCAATATCATTTAAATAATCATCTTCTTGAGTATTAGTAGTATTAATGTTATCCAATCTGCCTTCTAAATTTTGAATGTGATGAATCATTTCATGCGCATAACTACGCACAATATCTTTGGGATGACGCCCTTCAGTATATAAAACAATGGTTTGTGTGTTTGGATCATAGTATGCGGTTTTACCGAAGAAATCACGCGCATTTTCAGTATCACCATCTACAAACTCAAGTGCAGGTAACGGTTCAATATTATACCCTTTATCGATCATATGTTGAGTTAATTGATCGATTTTACCTCTAATATCTATTTCTTTAGAATATGAAGCATTTTCATTTATATTAGTTGTAGTTTTTAATGTTTTAGACAACTGTAATGCTTTATAATATTTTTGATTTTTATCACCTAATTGAGCTCCTTTTTTATCAGGATCTTTATCCATCTTTTTTAAACGAGCTATTTCTTTATTAATAAGTGATAATGGGATTTTTTTATCCTTAGGAATGCCCAATCTTTTTCTAACTGTACCCTGTTTTAAACTACCTGCTTTTTTACCTTTAGCAGCCATTTTTTCATAAGTATCTCCTTCACCTATATCTCTATAATTTTGAGAAGGAGGGAATGAATTCATCTTTTTTTTAGCTTGGTCTTTTGTTTTATAAGGACCAAATTCTTGTCTTATACCTGGGGAAAATGGGTTATCTTGTACGTAGTAGTATTTGCTACCTCTTTTTTCAATAGCTCTATACCTACTTCTCCCACCACCAAAAGTAGAAGCAAAACTTTCATTTTTTTGCTTTTTTAAACGTTGTGTTTTTTTCTTAGATGCTTCTTTCTTATTTGAAATATAATCTAATCCTGATTTTAAACGTTTTTTTACAGCAGGGTCTTTAGCTCTACCATATGCTGCTCTTACCCTTTGGTGGATTAAATTAATAATTTGAGATTGACGAGCATGTGATTTAGCTTTAAAAGAAGTTTTATTTAAAGTATCTACAATATCTTGTCTAGTAGAAAATTTAATCCCTACAGTATCTTTTGGATCTTCGTCTGTGTAAAGTCTACGACTACTACCTTTAGGTTTTTTACCTGTACCTTTTTTAGGATCTTTTTTTTCATCTACTGGATCATATCCAGAACCATAAGGAGCAGCTTTACCATCATGATTATTAGCTACATTTTCTAGCATTGATCTATTTACAATGTTATAAACAGTTTCTTTTTCAGATTGAGGTAATTCTGCTGGAAGNTATTTAGTNAATTCTTCAGGATCCTTAATTGCTTTTCTAGCATTAGTTCCACTCATACCACTATCAGGGGTAGTTATTACTTTTACTGCTGTATTTGGGTACTTAGTTTCAATATCTCTAGTACGAGTAGCAATATCAGCCATATCATCTTCTCTACCTTCACGAGCACCAATAGTAAAATAAACTTCCTCTTCAGGGTTATTTTTTACATAACGATAAATGTCTCCTATAGGAGCTTTTGAGGGTATAATTTCAACCTTATCACCTAAAAGATCTTTATAAATACCCCAAATCTCTAATGATTGTTCTTGACCAATACCATCTCTAACTCCAGCACCTACATAGATAATAAGTTTATCTATTTCAGGATATGATTCTAATGTTTTTTTAACCACATCAAAGTGGCCTTTTGTAGGAGGTTTAAAACCACCACCATACAAAGCTGTTACACTTTCTTGTTCAAGTAAAGGACGGATTAATTCTCTAACTAATTTATTCATGAAGTTAAGAATGACTTAAGTTTAGATTGAGCTTCTTCAGCAGAAACAACTTGTTGAACCATGTTACCTACTTCTTCTTTAGACATTAATTTACGAATCTCTTCTTCTGTTTTTTTCTTGTTTTCTATAGAACGAGCTTTTTGTTTGTCTGTTTTTGGTTTAGTATTTTTTGGAGTATAAGGAACAATGTACTTATCAATAATATCATCTAAATTTTGAGCATCAACTAATCCTTTATCTGTAGTAGTTGCAGTAAATTTTTCTCCAAATAAATTAAGATAAGGAATAAAATTTTTAGTTACATTAGCCCAAGTTTGCATTACAATACCAGGCATTAAACTTCTATCTTTACCCCCAGAGCGTTCAAATCTTTCTTCATTTCTTTTTAAAGATCTTTCTAATGAAGCATAAACATAAACCATAAATACCTCATAACCAGCTGATTCTAGGGTATCTTTAAGTTGTTCAGTTTTTTTATATGAAGCAGCCGTACCATCAATTACAATATTTTTACGTTGCTCAATTTCTTGTGCTAATTTATCATTATATGATTTCATTGCTGCCTGCATTGCTCTAGCAGATTTACTTCTATCTTCAGCATCTGCATTCTTTAAATCTAAAGATACATCAGCATCTTTTAAATTTTTAATAAAATCATCATCTATATTAAGGGTAGAAAGTCCCATTCCTGAGATAATATCCCCTGCTATTGAAGATTTACCTGCACCTGGTGCACCTGCTAAGATAACAGCTTTAGGGGCATCTTTTGCCTCTAGGAGAATTTTTACTAATGAAATCATAAACGCACGTTTATAATAAATATTATAGGTTTCTTTTAGCTGATGTTTTAAATTCTGTAAATGCTGGGGAATGTTTTGGGTTTTCTAAATCGAATAATTTTTTCACAGTCATGAAAATATCAATATTTTCTTCCTGTGTACGTTTAGATTCATACATTTCCCAATTTTTACCTTGAATTTTACCTTCTGCCGCTTTACGTTTGTTAGATTTTAACCAAAGAACACCATAACGATCAGGAGTTTTACCATAACATTCTTTATAACATTTACCATAAACAGCTGTNTGTAAATCATAAGTTGTTTGAAGATGATTCGATGTTTTAAAATCAATAATCCATAATTCAGTTTTACCATTAATCTCAATTTCACATACCATATCACAAGTACCTGCTACCTTAATTTCATCTGAAAATAAATGGACTTCAGTTTCAATTAATTTTGGGTTATATTCTTCCCAAAAGTCTACAAAACGTAAAAACATTTGCCATACTAACGGATCATATTTTGGGTAACCATTAGATGATAAGAAATTTAATTCTTTACCATTTAAATAATCTTCGATCATTTCATGAGTTTCAGTACCTTGCTCTCCTGCTCTACGTACAATATGCTCTGAAGCATATCCTACTTTTTTAAGCCACTCCTCAAAAAATTTACCTTTAGGATAATAACCTAAAACATAAGTAATTGATGGATAATAAGCACCATTACGTTTATAGTAACGAGAATCAGGCATTGTAATTTGTTGAGCATCTTCTGAGACCTCAAGAATTCTGTTGTAAGAATGTTTAATGTTTTTCTTACTCATACGAATTGGAGTTTTTTAGCCATTAAATCATATTCATTTAATGGTGTTGTTTTTTGAATGAGACTGGTAATTGAGTTGAATCCCATTTCTGATGGGTCTTTTTCTTCAAGGTCAACCAGGTAAACTTCTTTACCTTCATTCATTAAGTATTCACAAAACTTGACAGCATCTTTTTGAGCGTCCTTATCTAAAGCTATATATATTTTTTGTACCTGTGAGGTAACAATCTTTTTCATTAATTCTCTCTGGATGTGTTTTCCTAAGAGAGGGATAGCATTTCGTTTAATTGCTAAGGCATCAAACATTCCTTCACATAAAACAAGTGGGGAAGACCAATTAATAAACAACTCAAAGGGTACAATATCCTTACTCATTGGTGGGTTTTTATACTTAACAGGGCTATGCTCATTGAAGTTACGAGCCACAAAGTAATTTAGCGTTCCTTCGTGGGAATACGACGGTATTATGATCATCTTATCATAAACACCACCCTCGCAATAACCAATATTGTAGCGCAGTATATCCGCTTTAGTTATTTTACGACGTTTAAGGTAAGCTACCGCTTGTCTACCAGTCATATCACTTTTACTCATTTGAGTAAATGCTTTAAATTCTTTAGGTAACTTAACTGCTTCAACTTTAATATCAGCATTTCGGTAATCTACATAAGATACATGCTTTTTAATTTCAGCAATTTTATCTGCTGGGGCTTTAGCTTGTTTAAGTAGAGTAACTAGATTGGTACCTTTTTTATTACAAACCCAACAATGCCATGGGTTTTTCTTTCCTTCGGAAAAATTAATTTCTAATTTAGGTTTAGTATGATGACAAAAAGGACATTGGTGTGCCTGATTACCTCTTGCCGTTGGTTTTCCAACTCCTAAAACCGAATTTACGATATTAACTAATAAATGGTTTACCATATAGGTAAATGTACGGAAAGTAATTTAAATAACCTAGTTATTATAAGATAAAATTAATACCTAAACTTAAACGATTTGGACCTGTAATTCCAATAGTAGAGGTAAATAACAAATGATTATATCTATAATCTAAACCAATACCAAAAGTACTAGTAAGTCGTGTTTCACCTAATATAGTATAATTCCCATCAGGAGACAAAACTAAAGTTTCATCCATACATAATAGATATCTAGTACTTGTTACGTTGCCAAAAGATAAATGTGGATAAAAGTTATTTCCAGCATGTACTGCTATACCAAAATAAGTGTTGTTAGAAAAATAATAATCTTCAACGTAATCATCCCAACCAAAAACATCCCACATATCAATATTATCGTAAAATATATAAGGATTTGGTTGTGACCTTTCAATTCCAAAAAATACGTAATAATTTTCATTACCAGCAATAAAACGCCCTCCAATAGTTGCTGGGTGGTAAGATATAATGGAAGAACTGATTCCTAATCCTAATACAAGTTTTAAAGGAGTACGTGGGGATATTATTGTTTGATTTGATGAACGTGATGTACTATATCTTCTTGATCTTGGGTTATTCCATCCCCATCTTGAATTAGGATAATAATATGGATCGTAGTAATAACGGTTATTATAACGACGACTGTTCCAATGGTTATTATTATTCCAATTGTTATTAGTATTCCAATTAGAAGAAGAATTATTAGTTGAATTATTACTACTACTTGATGGAGTAGAAGATTGATTACTTTCTACCTTTTTTTGGATTTTTTGTTCTTTTTCAGATTGAGCAAAAAGTGTAAAACTAAAAAGGAGTAAGAGGAGTAATAATATACGTTTCATAGTGTGGGTTTAATCAAAATCTTTTCTAAAAAATTTACCAAGAATATTATCATTAAAATATTCATCTGGTTTAATTAATACTTCATAAAGAAATAATGCTTTTGTTTCCTCGTAAGTTAATAATTTTTTTGTAGTAACACAAGTTAGAATTTCACGTTTGAAATCATCTTCTTTACCATCTTTAATTAATGCTAAAATTTCTTTATGTGAACCATAATAGGTTTTCCAATCAGATTCTTTAACTACTC